CGGTAGGGGCGCAGGATCACCCTGCGCCCCCTGCCCGCCGCGCCCGGTTGACTGTCGGGCCGGGCCGCGGGCTGACGGGGTTATGCGACACTCACCGTCCTGTCGGGATGCATGGCGCACCCCTGCGCCGGGGGCACCCGCCCCGTCTCAGTCCTTCCAATCGACCAGGTGCATCGCCGCAGCGAGGTCTGCCGGGGCGATCCCGGCTTCCTTGGCTGCGGCCATGGTCTGCACCAGCGCCGACAGGGCCCGCGCCCGCCCGCCTGCATCGAACGCCTGCAACGGCCGCATCACGTCGATCCGCACAGGCGCCCCGAGCTTCACCGTGGCTTCCTCGGCCAGCAGCTCGGCCAGCGGCTGAAGCATCCACAAGGCAAGGTGCCGCTGGCTTTCCCGGATCGCCGGGCCAGTGGCCGCGCGGTTGAAGAGGCTCGGCAAGACGCCGAAGCTCGACAAGATCGCATCGCGGGCCGCGGCCAGCGCCTCGGCCGGGATCGCCTTGGCTAGGTCAGGCGTCAGGTCCTCGCGCTTCTGTCCGGCGCTGGGGTGCATGCCCGCGGCCACCGCCGCCGCCGCACCTTCAACCATCATCACCGTGCCCCGTCGCCCGCGCAGGGCAGCCCGCATGGACGCCATGTCGTCGGCCGTGCCTTCGGGCAGCGGCAGCAGTTGTGAACCCACCGGTGCGTTCTCGTACGTCTCGGCAAGGGCCGTCTCGACAGCGTGAAGCAGTCCGGCCGTCAATTGCGCGCGGCGCAGCGGGGCGGTCCCGGTCCACGGGTGGCTGACATCGGTCCCGAGGCGCAGGTGCAGGACTTCGTCGGCAAGGGCGGTTTGGGTGCGCCCGCCGCCCGCCTCTGGCAGGCTCAGGCGGTACGCGCGCGGGCGCCCGCCCCGGGTGCTCACGTCCCAGTCGGTGGCGGGATGCAGCCCGTCCCCGGTGATGTGCGCCACGAATTCCCCGCGCAGGGCGACGGTGCGGGCGATCAGCGACATGGTGGACTTGTCCAGGAACACGGTGCCGTCCACGTCCGCGATGCTGAAGGCCGATTCCCACAGCGTGACGCAGCTCTGGGCTGTCGCGGTCAGTTCCGCGATGCCCCGCCGCCCGGAGATATACGCCTCGCGGCTCGCGATCACTTCGGCGGTGTACCCCGCGCCGCTGGACCGCACCTCGGCCGGGCGCAGGAGCTTCTTCAGCCTGTCCAACATCAGCGGTACCCCCGAATGACGCGCAGACCGCCCGCCCTCCCCACTGTGGCGTTTGCCTTCGCGACGGTGGGGTGGACCGGCTTCCAGCATCGGGCCTCGATCTGCGCTTCGCTGTATGCTGGGACTGTCACGGCCGAGAGCTCGTGCAGGGTTGCCTGGGTGACGGTCCGCAGCAGTCCCGGCCCGCGGGGATCCACGCGCTCGCCGCCAGGCGGGACGCGGAAGCCCGGGCTCAGTCCCCTGACCAGCCCGGCGGCATGTGCCGCCAGGAAGTCCCTGGCCCAGCTGGTGCTGTCGGCGATCCGCGCCTCGAGGTGCAGCGCCTCGTCATCGTCGCGCAGGATCAAGGACCCGGCCGCGCGCGATGCGAGGGGCCGGGCATAGTCGTGCCCATAGAGGAGGTGCACGTCGCCGCCTGCGGCAACGCTGCCACGGAAGGCGCCGCGGGCGAACATCTCGTGTCGCCCGGGCGCAAGTTCGGTCTCGCGCTCGTACGGGAATACGGCCGTCAGGCGGGTTGCCCCGCCCTCCGCCCGCACCTCGAGCGTCACGATCTGCCCGCCGTGCAGCATCACTGCAACCCGGTCATGATCTGAAGCTGCACGCCGCGGGCGACGGTCAAGTCCATCGACCCCAACGCGGTCAGCCGCAGCCCGCCGGACGCAGCGTCGGAGTAGGGGTCGCGCACGAGGTCGATGGCGCCCCACAACCCCACGTAGAACGGCGCCACGCCACCAGTGCTGGTCGTCAGCAGGGCCGAGGTCGCGGCCGGGCTTCCCGCGGGCGCGGCCATGGCATGACCGGACACCACGAAGTTCGCTTCGGGGATCGCGCCCGTGAGCCTGTCCCACTCACTGACCGCGGTGCCCGAAACAAGGGCCGAATGCAGCTTGTCCCACGCCTCGGGACGGATCAGCGCCCGGACGGCCGAGGGGCTGGCGATGGCGTTGGCGTTCATGAACGCGACCAGGCGCGCCCGGAACACCGCGGACGTGATCGCCGCACCCACGGCCGTCGCCGCGATCCCGTAGGTCGCGGGCGTCGTCAGCAGGCCGAGAGGCTGACCATCGGCGCCCGTGCCCCGGAAGACCGCAAGATCCATCGCCTGCTGCATCGCCCCCTGCATGTCGCGCCGGATCGCGTCCTCGAGGGCGGCGCCCGACTGTTTCAGGGCGCGACGGCTGACCCGCATCGTGATGCCGAGCGTGAAGTCCGGCCGCATCGCCTTGTCCACCGTGGTGTAGGCGGTCGGACCGGCGACGTTGCCGCCCTCGGACGTGGCCCAGCCGGCCGTCACGGCCGAGGTCACCACCGGCCACTCGGTCGCGCCGCTTTCAATGGAAATCATCTGCCCCCCCATCGCCCCAGCGACGGAAGCGGGGAACAGACGGTCCACGATGGGCCGGGTGTTCATGGGGTCCGGGGTGCCCGTGGACACGGTGTTCCGCACCTCGAGCGCCGCCCACGGCGCCGGATAGCCGCGGAACCCGCCCGCCGCGCGCAGTTCCTGCACGACTTCGGCGGTGCGGCCGTCCAGGTTGCGCCCCTCGTCCAGCGCAAGGGCGATCTGGCGGAGCTCGAACCCCTGCACCAGTTCGTCCCACTCGCGTCCGCTGCGCGTCTCGAGCTCCGCGCCCGCTTCCCGGCGCTCGGCGTCTTCGGCCACCAGCGCGGCGCGATAGCGGGTTTCGTTGGTGGCGTACTCGTCGCCGAGCACTTCCATGCTCCGCACTTCCTCTTCGGTCGGGGCGGGCTTTGCGGCCAGCCCGGCAAGGGCCTGCCTGATCTCCGACTGGCGGCGGGAGATTTTCACACTGTCCAGCATACTGGTCTTCCTCTCTTCGGTTGGTCGTTCTGTGGGATCGCCGGGACCGGGTCGCGATATCGCGACCACCAGATGTCCACGGCGGCGCATTGCCGTTCTGCCGCATGGGCCCGTGCAGGGTCCGCGCGGATGCGCGCCTTGCAGGTGTCGGCGTCGGTCTCGAGCACCACGATTCGGGCGCGGCCGATGGCCCGGGCCCATGCTTCGCGCTCGGCCAGCGTGGGGGCCGTCACGATGAAGAAGGCGCGGCCACGGCGCCGCCCGGCGAGGCTGCGCAGAAGATCGTCGCGCAGGCCGTAGGCGCGCTTCGTCACCTCGCGGTTGCCGAAGTCCCAGGCGCGGCCACCGACCTGCTCAAGGCACAGATCGAGGTCGATCACGATGTCTTCGGGCCCGGCCTCTGCCGCCGCCAGCGTGGACTTCCCTGCACCGGGGGGGCCCGCGATGATCGTGACCGGCACACGCGACGGCCGCATGCCGAACGGGATGCGCGCCGCCGGGCGCCGCAGCGCCGTCGAACCGGGCGCATCAAGCTCGGCCACCGCAGCGTCCCAGCCACGGCGCGCGGGCGACAGGACGGTGCGGCCGTTCTCTTCGTTGGTCTTCTTCGTGTGGCAGGACGTGCAAAGGGCCTGGCAGTTCTCCGGCGACCAGGCGAGCGTCGGGTGCGTCCTGACGGGCAGGATGTGATCCACCTCGAGGCGCCCGCCTGCACCGCAGGACCGACAAGCGAACCCGTCCCGCTCGAGCACGGCCATGCGAAGCGTCCGCCAGCGCGGTCCCCGGGTAATGTGTTTCGAGTGGCGGATCACGTCCAGGTCACCCGCACCCGCGCGGCGGGGCGCGCCGCGATCCGCGCGCCCTCGGCCGTCGCCAGTACCGTCGCCGCCGCGGCGTCGATCCGCCCGGTGCTGCGCGCTTTGGCGAGCTTCAGGTTTCCCGCCGGGTCCTTCAGGCAGACGGCGTCCGCGAAGGCCGAGCGAAGCAGCAGTGACGGCCGAACCTTCACGGCGCGGTCGAATACTGCCCGGCGGAACCGCTCGCAGTCCTCGCCCCCGTCGCGGAAACCTTGTCCGCGCCACACCACCGGCGCCCGGATGCCTGCGCGGTGCAGACCCTCGCCAAGTTCGGCAAACTTGTACCTGTCCGCGACCACCGCCGCGATGGGCTGATCCTCGACCTGGCGCATGACCGCGGCCAGCCACAGCGCCACGGGAACGGTGCGCTCGCCCATGATGATCAGCTCGCCGCGGTCATGCATCTCGCAGTACCGGCGCGCCACCCCGTCGATCTGCCCGCGGTCCAGAAGCGACGGCTGCGACGGGAAAGTCCCCAACGCCTCGAGCCTGCCGGTGGACGGCCAGTAGAACGAAGCTGCGGACATGGACGCGCTGCCGCCCAGGTCAATGCCGACCACCACTGCGCCCTCGCGCGGCGGCAGGTCGGACACTTCGCAGCCCGCCCATTCGTCGCTCGTCACCAGAAGATCCCTCGTCTCGCCTGAGACGCGCTCGTTCCTGTTGAAGAGACGGAAGGTCGAAAGGGTCGATCCGCCGCGCGCGATGGCGAGCCGAGCTTGCGCTTCTAGCCACTCGAGCGAAGACCCGATCCCGTGCTCGGCGCCGGGGTTGGCGATGCGAAGACTCTCCAAGTCATCGGCTGGAAGGCCCGGCGAAGGGCGGTGTTCCTGCACGTACGTGCCCGGCACCCGCTGGTCGATCCACTTCGAAAAGGGATGCACGTCATCCGGTGCCGAGGTGGAAATGAGGAACGCGCGCCCGCCCCGCTTGCCGAGCCCTGACAAGAGCGCGGCCTCGAGCTCGTCGCCCCGGTCCACCGGCCAATGCCCTCGCTCGTCGCAGATCACCATCGACGGCGCGCTGCCCAACACCGACTTCCCGTCAGCGGGCAGGACGCGCAGGATGTGGTTGCCGCCGTCGCCTGAGTACTCGATTTCGAGCCGGGGGGCCCGCCGGAACTGCAACCGCGCCTGCACCTCGAGGGGCAGGGATGCCGCAAAGCCCGCCGCGAACTGCCAGATGACTTGCCCCTGATCACGGGTCCGTGCGGCGACAAGGATTTCCCGCCGGGGCTGGCGATCCCAGACACCCAGCAGGCCACCCAAGGCCAGCCCGGTCGTGACCGCCGACTTGCCGTTGCCTCGGCCGATCGAGAGGATCCCCATCGTGGTGTCCGCCGCCAGCGAACCTCTGATGAATTCGCGCTGGAACGGCGCCAGGTGGACCGGCTGACCGGCCCTCGGTCCTTCGGGAATGCGCAAGGTATGCATAAAGTGCATAGCTGCGTCTTCTGGCGACAGGTCATCAGGCACAACATCTAGTGCCCGCCCGTCCCGGGCGGGAGAGAAATTGCGCATGGCACACCGTCGGTCTCCCTGAGTTACAAAAGTCGCGGCATTGGGACCACTAGATGTTGTGTCCATGCCGGTTTGCTGAGAGTGCAAGGGATCGCACTCGAACAGGTCACGCGTCATCGGTTTATGCCGCATGGCCATGCCCTCCGCTGCGGCGTTCCATCATCCGGGCAGATGCCCAATCGGCCCATCGGATCGCGATGGTGTGGATGTACTCAGGATCGCCCTTGCGTGGCGGCATGGACCAAGGCGCATCCCAGCCCACGCCTTCCGCGTTCGATGCTCTCTGCCCGAGCGCGCGCAGCGTCGGCATGCCCCGCGCCTCGAGGTACGCGTTCCATGCCTTCTCATTCTCGGACCCCACCTGCACCACGGCTGACAGACGCGTGGGACGCTCGGCCGTCCTCTTGCGGTCGGGTGCTGTCGCGGGCGCGCCTGTCGGGTTAGAACCCGGGTTCTCTATAGGAGGGGGCAGTTCTGCACCCCTTTCACCGGCAGAGTTGCACCCCTTTCCCCGGCGCAGAGGGGTGCAATCCTGCCCCCCTTTCTGCACCGCTTTCGGCGCGCTCGGCCGATGCAGGGCGACCACGTTGCCGCCGGGGATCACCATGCTGAAGGAGCTGGTGGCGCCCCGCCAACGGCCCGGCACGATCACGATCCAGCCCGCGTCCCGAAGCTCTGCGAGGGCACGCTTGACGGTGTCTTCGCTCACCCCCATCCGCTCGGCCAGGACGCGGCGGCTGGGGTTGCACTGGCCGGTGTCACGGTTGACGAACACAAGGGCGAGAACGGTGGCGACACGCACCGCGCGGTCCGACAGGGTGCTGGTCGAAAGGGTGGCAAGCCACTGGACGTGATTGCTCACAGCGCCACCCGCTTGTACCGCGCGGCGACCCGGGCCATGTGCGCCGAGAAGCGGTTGCTCGGCCGCTCGCCCTCGTTCAGCGGTCCGCGGGCGTC